CCGAAGCGCAAACTTGCTGCCTATCTTGAAGTGTACAACATGAACAAAAATGAGCCGTGAAATTTGTTTTTGAAAGTCGGAAATGTCGGATTCGGGTGTGTTATAATTATACTTGGGATACCTCACCGATACGCCTGCCGTGCTTTTGCGGCAGGTGTTTTTGTATCACTCCCGACAGGGGGGAGGGTACCCCCCTTCATGGGGCGGCGGCACTACAAACCCGTCAATGCTCAAAATTCTGCGCTGAAAGGACTGAAACAGGAAATGGAGTACGGCATAGACCACCTGAGGGCGAAGCTTGCGCGCAAGGCTATGCGTGTTGATCTCCGCTATCGTTACTACGAGATGAAAAACCAAATGCAGAAGATAAAAGCGCTCATTCCGCCCGAATTTGCAAATATGACCTACTCTCTCGGCTGGTGCGGAAAGGCTGTCGATTCCGTCGCAGACCGCATGGTTTTCGACAGGTTCGAGGACGACGATCTTCTGCTGAACGAGATATACGCGCAGAACAACGCCGACATTCTCTTTGACAGCGCGGTGCTTTCGGCGCTCATCTCGTCCTGCTGTTTCCTCGGGATAGACCGAAGCGCGGACGGCTACCCGACGATAGAATGCATAGACGGCGGCAGCGCTACGGGAATCATCGACCCGACCACGGGCTTGCTGACCGAGGGCTACGCGGTGCTGAAACGCGGCGAGAACGGTCTCCCTGCCCTCGAAGCGCATTATCTCCCCGACCGCACGCTCTACTACGAGGACGGCGAAAAGGAGCCTGCCGACGAGCTTATCCACAGCGCACCCTATCCGCTGCTCGTCCCCGTGATCTACCGTCCCGACGCACGCAGACCCTTCGGACACAGCCGAATAAGCCGCGCCTGTATGGACATAACGCAAAACTCACTTCGGACGCTGCTCAGGACGGAGGTCGGTGCGGAGTTTTATTCGATACCGCAGAAATATGTGGTTGGGCTTTCTCAAAAAGCGAAGTTCGACAACCACGCCGCAACGCTTTCGAGCTTTTTGAAGATCACCAAAGATGAGGACGGCGACAAGCCCACTATCGGGCAGTTCCAGCAGCAGAGCATGGCTCCGCACCTCGACCACATGAAAATGCTCGCTTCGATGTTCGCCGGGGAAACGGGGCTGACCCTTGACGATCTCGGCTTTACGACGGGCAATCCCCAGAGCTTCGAGGCGATACGGGCAAGCCACGAAATGCTCCGTCTTACGGCGAGAAAGGCGCAGCGCAATCTCGGCGTGGGCTTCCTGAACGCGGGGTATCTTGCGGCTTGTGTGCGCGATGAGACAGCCTACGAGCGCAGAGCACTTGCGGGAACAAAGCCCTCGTGGCAGCCTATATTCGAGCCCGATGCGGCGGCTATGGGCGCGATAGGTGACGCGATCTACAAGGTGGAACAGGCTTATCCCGGGTTCATGGGCGAGAAGAATATCCACCGCCTGACGGGGCTGGAGAGTGATGCAACGTGACTGCTGACGAGATAAGGCTACAGCTCGCGGAAGCTGTCCGCTCGGATAAGCGGGCGGCGGCTGTTCTCAAAAAAATAGCGGAGGGCAAAGCGGACTTCACCGACACGATGACCTATGCTCTCATATCGGGCAGGCTGACGGGTGAACAGCTCTCGGACGTGATACTTGAATTCTCCGAGGGCAGAGAGGAACTTGCCGAAGCGCTTCTCCGCGACCGCTGCGAGGATATAAACGCAAAGTGCGCGGCAGTTCAGACGACGCTTGACGAAAAGCAGGGCGTACACCTTGCGCCGCGAAAAGCGGCATTCCCGACAGAGCGAGCCGCGATGTTCGCGCATTCTCTCACCGACCCTACCGTCAGCGACCAGACGATCAAGCGCCGCGCAAGGAGCGTTTCGGAGAATATCACAGTCACGTTCCACGATGATTTCATCGAGGAGAACGTCAAGTTCCGCGACCGTCTGGGCTTGAAATGCTACGTCGAGCGCACGACTGCCGGCGACTGCTGTCCGTGGTGCTCGGGCATTGCGGGCAGGTACGAAATGCGGAACCAGCCCCCCGACTTTTTCGGCAGGCACGACAACTGCGATTGTATCATCGTCTACGACGGACAAGTTCTCCGAGGTCAGCTCGGTGAGAACGGCAGGCGCGGGCGGAAGTGGGTGGAGGACAAGCCAAAAGTCGAGTACACACCCCCGAAGCGGTTCTCGCGAGAGGAAGCGGAGAAGTTGCAGGCGGGGAAGATGCCGAAACGGTTGACAGGCGGCGGGAGTAGAACAGCTTTCGTTCTTTGATATGGACGAACCCGAAATCGAATATACAGAACAAACGCAGGGGACGGACGAAAAGCTGAAATCTCTTGCGTTTTTGTATACCTCGACCGAAAAGGGAAATAACAGCGGCATTCGTTTCATGATGAGCCTTGACGATGCTGAAACCTTTTGCAGTGACAAGCGCACACAAGGCGTTCTGCACGGTACACGCTGGGCGTATTTCTTCACGAGCGTTTACAACTTTCTGCACGCGCACGACTGCTACGGGGATAACGCACACAGCAGCGCGAGGGTACATAAAGGCTATCTGAATTTGAAAGGCTGTACCGAGGATAAAGGTACATTCGACCATATAATTGAAGATTTAAGGCTGAAAAAGATAAATATTTCCGAGTTCGGCAAAACGCTTGAACCGCTTGGAATAGAGATATTGACGTGACCGCTCTGCACGCGCAGGGCGGTGTTTTATTGCCTGAAACAATCAGCCGCCCTCGGAGGTGAGAACGGCATGGATAAAAAAGACAAATCGGAAGTCGAAATGATAGAAGCTGTCAGCCACCTGATTTTTAGCATTTCAATCACCCTGCTGACATTGGTAACGGTTGCGGTTATCATCTCGGAGCATTTCTAATAAATCAACAAGCACCCCGCTCCGGCGAGGTGTTTTATTTTTACCCGAAAGAGGTGAACCACTACGCTTGAACAGCTTTCGTTTTTTGAACCGGACGCGCCGCAAAAGTACAGCCGTCGAATGGGAAAACAGACAAAGTTTGAAGATTACAGCGGCTTTGTCGAGAAATTCAAGCCGAAGAAAACGACCGACGACTGTTACACTCCTCCGCTTGTGTATGATGCTATAGCGAATTGGGTGGCAAAAGAGTACGGCTTAAACAAAGCCGATTTTGTCCGCCCGTTTTATCCCGGTGGGGATTATCTGCGGTTCGATTATTCGGGGAAAACAGTCGTTGACAATCCGCCTTTTTCGATATTGGCGAAGATAATTGATTTTTATATCAAAAACGAAATCCGTTTTTTTCTGTTCGCACCTCAGCTCACAAGCCTGAAACACTCAAAAAAAGAATGTGCCTTTTTGTGCTGCGACTGTTCAATAACTTACGAGAACGGTGCAACGGTCAAAACTTCTTTTCTGACGAATTTAGAGCCGCCCGACATATGCGTGAGGGTGATTCCCGAACTGAATGACCTCATTGAGAACGCCAACAATGAAAACCTAAAACAGCAGAAAGCGCCGCCGCTTCCTAAATACAAATACCCGAAAGAGGTCGTTTCAATCGCGCTTATTTCAACATATGCAAGGCATAATGTGCCCGTCACAATAAAGAAAAGCGACATCGAATGGGTGGATGGTTTTGTGCTTGACAGTCAGCGCAAAGAGGGTAAAGCTATTTTCGGCGGCGGTTTTTTCGTATCACACACAATGGGGCAGCGGCTCGACGAAGCCCGAAGGCAGGCAGACGAAGCCCGAAGGCAGGCAGACGAAGCCCGAAGGCAGGCAGACGAAGCCCGAACTGTAACCTGGGAATTAAGTCCGCGAGAACTTGAAATAATTGATAGGCTTGAACAAGCTGAAAACGCCCCTCCGCAAGGCGGTTTTCTTATGCCCGAAAGGAGCTGAACCCCATGACCGACATTCACAGCAACATCGAAATGAGCAGTAAAGAAATGCTCGCATATCGGAATAAAGTCGAACAGGACAACCCCGGGTATACGGTCACTTACCTCGACATCAACGTGCGAGGTGACGACGTAGAGCTGACCGCGACACTTTCGGCGGTCAAGTTCCAGCGCATACGCCGCATAACGGGGTACCTCGTCGGTACTCTCGACCGCTTCAACAACGCCAAGCGCAAAGAAGTTGACGACCGCGTGAAACACGGTATCTGACACGAAAGGAGCTGACCCATCATGTCCAACCGGCCCAGGGCAAGACCCAACCTCCGACCCGACCACAACGGCACTCAGAGGGCACAGTTTGAATCCAACAAGAAGAAAATTTACGCCACGCAGAATATCTGCGGCATCTGCGGTCAGCCCGTGGACTTCGCGTTCAGATTTCCGCACCCCCTCTCGCCCTGCATAGACCATATTATCCCCGTCAGTAAGGGAGGACACCCCTCCGACCTTGCGAACCTACAGCTCGCGCACATGACCTGCAATCGTCAGAAGTCCGACAAGCTCATGGACCTGCCCGAGTTCTCGAAGTCCGATGACATCATCTCGAACCGCGAACTTCCGCTGACCTTCGACTGGAGAACCGTCTGAATGGAACAAAAGCGAATCGGCAGGCAGACCCCCACCGTCAGCCGCATTCTTCCCTACACCGATTCCCTCGGCAGTGAGGGTGCGGAGCTTTACAACAGATCGGGCAGATCGGCTCTCGAATGGCAGGTGCGGCTCATCGAGGACATCATGGCTGTGAACGATGATGGCGTATGGACGCACATGAAATTCGGCTACGCCGTGCCGCGCAGAAACGGTAAATCGGAACTGGTCATAATGCGTTCGCTTTGGGGACTGACCCACGGCGAGCGCATTCTTTATACCGCCCACCGCACGAATACCTCACGGAGCATATGGGAAAAGCTCGTTGACAGGCTCGCAAAATCGGGATACGCCGAGGACGAGGACTTCAAGACCTATAAGCGCAACGGCGATGAGTGCATCATGTGGCTGAAAGGCGGTGACGGGGTCATAAACTTCCGCACCCGTTCCACGAAAGGCGGCTTGGGCGAGGGCTACGATCTTCTGATAATCGACGAAGCACAGGAATACACCGCCGATCAGGAATCCGCGCTCAAATACACCGTCACCGACAGCCCGAACCCCCAGACGATAATGCTCGGAACGCCGCCGACGGTTGTCTCCTCGGGAGACGTGTTCCTCAAATACCGCCGCCGTGTGCTGACGGGCGAGGAGCAGGACGCAGGCTGGGCGGAATGGAGCGTGCCGCAGCTCTCGGATGCACACGATCCCGAGCTGTGGTACGAAACGAACCCTTCTCTCGGGACAATACTTTCGGAGCGCACTATCCGCTCGGAGCTGGGGGACGATCAGGTCGATGATAATATCCAGCGTCTCGGATTGTGGCTGACTTACTCGCAGAAGTCTGCTATCAGCCGCCGCGAGTGGGACAGCTTCGCGCTGACCCAGCCGCCCGAGCTTGCAGAGCCTCATGAGCTGTACTTCGGGGTCAAGTATTCAAAGACCACTCCGAACGTGTCCCTTGCGGTCGCCTGCAAGACCGCCGACGGCAGAGTGTTTGTCGAGGCGATAGACTGCCGAAGTATGCGTGAGGGAAACAGCCCGATCATCGCATATCTCCAAAATCCCCATGCGGTCAGCGCCGTGATAGACGGTGCAGGGAATCAGGACATTCTGAAAGAAGAGATGAAAGCGGCTGAGGTGGATTGCAGGGCGATACTCCCCAAGGTGAACGACGTTATCGAAGCGAATGCGCTGTTCGAGAAACAGCTTTTTTCAGGGCGCGTATGTCACAGCGGACAGCCGAGCCTTGCACAGTCGGCGGCGAACTGTGAGCACAGACCCATAGGCACGGGCGGCGGCTTCGGGTATCAGTCAGGCTCCGATAAGATAGATGCGGGACTTATCGAAGCGGTATCGCTGGCGCACTGGCTTTGCGCGAAGAAAAAGGAACTGCCGCCGCAGGAGATCACATACTAAGAGGTGAGATACATGGACAAAACAGAACTCGACAAGATAAACAGCTTGACACGCAGGGAGTTCACGGAGGAGGAGCTTTACACCTTTCCCGTCACCCTTTGCGACAACGACATAGACCGTGACGGAGAAGCCTTCACCGACGGAGCTCTCGAAAAGCTGGCGAAGCTGTTCGTGGGCAGGACGGGCATATTCGACCATGACCCGAGGGGCAGCAATCAGACGGCGCGGATATACGACACCGAGCTCGTCACCGACCCCGAAAAGCTCACGACATACGGCGAGCCCTACAGATCGCTGAAAGGCAAGGCATACACCGTGCGGACAGAGGAGAACAAGTCGCTCATCGCGGAGATAGACGCAGGCATCAAGAAAGAGGTCAGCATTTCCTGCTCCGCCGAAAAGCGCATCTGCTCTGTATGCGGACGAGAGATCGGCACGGGAATGTGCGAGCATAAAAAGGGCGCGGAATATGACGGGAAGCTGTGCTATCACAAGCTCGACGGCATAACCGATGCGTATGAATGGAGCTTTGTTGCTGTTCCGGCACAGATAAATGCCGGAGTTACAAAGAGATTTGACAAGAAGGAGGAAAAGAAAATGCAGGAATTTGACCCTATCACGACCAAGGAGGCGCTTGACGAGATCGTGAACGCCGCAGTTGCCGAGGCGGTGAAGAAGTTCGAGGGGTATATCTCCCCCGAGGAACACGCCAAAGCACTTGCGGAAGCCGCCGCCGCGCAGAAGTCGGCGGAGCTTAAATGCATGAAGCTGAGCGCGGCGATAAAGTCGGGCATACCCGTGGAGCTTGCGGACAAGCTCTCGGGCGAAGACGAGGAAGCTATCGCAAAGGACGCGGAGCTGTTCGCCTCGTTTACCGTAAAGGCTGCACGTCAGCCGAGACATTTCGACCCCGAGGGCAGCGCTCTCGACGGCGTTGAAAAGGCATTCTATGAGAGAAATCCCACTCTCAAACACTGATATATGAGGAGGAAACAATTATGGCACACGAATTACAGACACGCTATTCCGACCTTATCCTTGCAAAGCTCAGGAGCGAGCTCGTGCTTTCGGACGGAGATGTATTCAACAACGACTACGAGGGTGACCCTGCCGCGGGCATAGTCAAGATACCCGTCCGCGACACCGAGGTGCAGGTATCGGACTACGACAAGGCTAACGGCATATCCGCAACGGGCGGCTCGACCGCATACATCGACTTTCCCATCACCAAGGACAAGGCGGTAAATGAAACTATCGACGGCTACGACGCACAGGCTGTCCCCGACAGGCTGGTGGCTGACAGGCTCGACAGCGCAGGCTACTCCCTCGCGGCAAGGATAGACAGCGACGGTGCTTCGACCCTGCTTGCGGGTTCGACCGTGATGAACGTGAGCGAGCTTAACGCGGACAACATCTATCACACGATCGTTGATGTGCGCACCGCCATGAGCAAGGCGAAGATACCCAACGACGGCAGACGCTATCTGCTGGTAACTCCCGACGCTATGGCTCTTATCCTTAACTGCCCCAAGTTTATCCGCTCTACCTCTCTCGGCGATCAGACCGTCGAGAACGGAACTGTCGGAAAGATCGCCGGCTTCAAGGTAAAGGAGTTCAATGATGACACCGCCGGGCTTGCCATGATAGCGGGACACCCGAGATTCGCCACCCGTGTGAATGCATGGAAGGTACCGGTACACATTCAGGATCTGAATGGTTCGGGTAATTTCATCGGGGCGAGCGCTGTCCAGGGCAGAATGATCTACGACCACAAAGTACTTCGTTCCGCGGCTATCCGTGCGGTGTATTCCCCCGGCAGTCTGACCGCTTCGCTTGCGGCGGCAACCGGTGAGGGTGCTTCGGGCAAGACCGTTGTCACCGTCACCGCAGGCGGCACGGGCACGACCTATGCCTACAAGGTAAACCCTGCGGCTCGTGCGACATATGACATGACAACTGCGGCGTATGGCGGCACCTCTCTGACTTCCGAAAGCACCGCGATCCCCGTTTCCGCAGGCGACACGATCGAGGTGGTGAACCTCAGCTCGGGCAAGGTCAAGGCTGTGACCTACCTCACCGTCACCGCCGACGACGTCGCCGAATAATGGGCGCGGTATATGCGAAGGTGAGCGACATCGCCGCAATGGGTGTGACGCTCACCCCGACACAGCAGGAAACAGCCGCTGTCCTGCTCGAACAGGCTTCGGCGAAACTGCGGCTCGAAGCTTTCGGCAGGGGTGCCGACATCGACGCTCTTATCGCCGACGGTACGAGGGGCGAGGACTTCGCCCTTGCAGTCGGGAGCGTCGTGGTGTCCTCGGTCATCAGGGCGCTGAACGCGCTGTCCGCGCCCGGTTCCGCAGCCGTTTCCCAGGAATCCCAGTCGGGACTGGGATACTCCGCGACATGGACGTATGTCAACGCGGGGCAGTCGCTGTACTTCCTGCGGAACGAGCTGAAAGACCTCGGGCTGACAGATCAGCGATACGGGGCTTTGGAGGTGTACGGGAATGGCACTGACAGGAGCTGATATTATTCTTTGGGACGGTGTTGGTCTGTCAACCTATAATCCTGTAAGACAGACTGCCGAAACGGTGCATGACGTTCTGATCGGAGAGCCTCTGAACGGCGGCAGGGAGTTCACCCTCGGCATTCCCAAGGGAGATATCCATGACTGGCTCGACAGGCGCGTGAGCTTCTTCGGACGGGACTTCTGCACCACGGGCTTCCCCGAGGAGGGCATAGAGGCGAATATCCCGCTTCGCTGGCACAAGAGAGTTCATGTACGAATGACGGGAACTCAGACCGTGACCGTGTGGGAGCACGAGAGCCTTGCAAGGCATACTCTCGGCTTCTGCGAGGTATGGGATATGCGCGGCATTACAGCGGTAAAGGACATACTGCTCACTGCCGACAGGCTGGGTGTCCGCGTGCCCTCATGCAGTGCGGACTATGTTCCGAAAGCGGGCGATCTGATAGCCGCTTCTGAGACAGACTTCGAGCTTGCGGCAGACGATCCGCAGGAGCAGAGCGCGAAAATGGCAGAGTTCCGCAGGACGGTCACGGGCTATGCGGTCATCGAGGCGGTCACTGCGGAGCTTAACGGCAGAAGGTACAACTACACGATAACGGCGAAATAGGGTGATCCAATGAGGTTGAGATTTAAACTTGACGGCGGCGCTCTGAAACGCCGCGAAAGGCTTTTCGGCAAGGCTCAGACCTACATCGACAACGAGTGCATACGGCTCATGACACCGTATGTTCCCGTCGGAAAGCCGTATTTTCATCACTCGGGAAAACTCAGGGATTCGGTGACGAATCCCTCCCCCGGGGTCATAGAGTATACCGCGCCGTTCGCGCGAAACGACTATTACTCGACCGTAGACCACACCCACGGCGGCAATCCCGATGCACAGAGAATGTGGTTCGAGGTCACGAAAAGAAAACACGCTGCGGAGCTTCTGAACGGCGTTCGCAATATAGTGGGAGGCGGCTAAGGCAAGATGAACATCATTGAAAGAGTGAGGGAGATAGTGAGCGGCTTCCCGAAAACAGGGGAGCTTCATCAGGATATCACGGACAGTTCCCCGGGGGGCTTTGCTCTCGCTTCGGTGGGGGACGTGCTTTTGTCCGAGGACGTTATCGGCGGACAGCTCCGTCAGCACAGCTTCCTGTTTTACGCGGTCTTCAGCGGTATCAACGATTTTGAGCGCATCGCAAACAGCGGCTTCCTCGTCGAGCTGGCACTGTGGCTCGAAGCTCACGAGGGCGAAGCGGTGGACATGACCGTGAACGGCAGGACGCTGACCGGGGAGATCGCAAAAATACGCACTGCCAACGGTATGCTGCTTGCACTGCCGCAGGATTCCATGTTCGGCGGCGTGCAGTATCAGCTGCAAATAACGGCAGAATACACACTTGAATGAATTTTTAAAGGAGAGATAAATTATGGCAAAGCTGAAAAGAAGCGCACATCTGCTCTACATCGACGCGACGTTCGGGGGCGCGTCCCCGAGCTGGTTCCTTATCGGAAAGCACGTCGAAGACCTGAGCATTGAACTGAACCCCAACACCGAGATCACAAAGAATATCCTCGATGAGACCTCGGCGGTGGACAACGGCTACGAGCCTTCCGCCGACGTTGATACCTACTATGCCGACCCCTCGGACGGTACATTCTACGAGAAGATGAAGGATATCGCCATGAACCGCAAAACAGGGGACGACTGCCGCACCAAGGTGCTTGAAGTGCTTGTAGATTCCGATGCGGCAGATGCGAGCTATGACGGCTACGACGGCTGGACAGAAGACGTGCTCGTGAAGCCCACCTCCTACGGCGGCGCACAGGGCGGCTTCCGCATTCCCTACACCATCACCTTTGACGGGAACCGCACACAGGGCAAGTGGGACATCACGAACAAGGTGCCCAAGGAGCACCCCTGATGAGGAGGTGTATGTATGAGATCACTTGATTTTGACAGCGGCATACGCACCTTTGCGGTGAACGGTGACGAGGGGAATGTGCTGAAAATAAACGTTGCCGATGCGAACATGATGAGCCGCTACGAGAACGCAAAGGAACGTCTCGACGAGATAGCGGCGCGGTTCAAGGAGAGCGGGGAAAAGCCTCTCTCCGAGGTGCTCACGCTGGGCGACAGGGAGCTTCGCATGATTATCGACCACATTTTCGGGGAGGGAACTTCCGCACACGCTTTCGGAGAGGTGAACTGCCTGTCCGTGGTGTCGGGCGGAAGATTTCTCTTTGAAGCCTTCCTCGAAGCCCTGACCCCCGAGATAATGCGCGAGGCGGAGAGCTTTGCGGCGGCGCGTGCGGAGCGTTACACGTCCGAGGTCGTCGGCGGCGGAAGTGACGGAAAATGATAGGTCAGCTCCCAAAAACGCTGACCGTCGGCGGACGGCGGCTCGCTGTCCGCTCCGACTACCGTGTGGCGCTCACCATTTTGCAGGCTATGAACGACGAAGTCCTTACCGACAGGCTCAAAGCGCAGGTCTGCATAAAGTGTTTGTATGAGCGTCCCGGGGACATCACCGACGTTCGGGAAGCATTGGAGCGTGCGGCGTGGTTCTTAGACGGGGGCGATATGCCGAAACGGGAACATTCGGCGCGTATCATCGACTGGGAGCAGGACGAGGGC